ACCACTTTAAAGAAAGTAATTTGCGGATTACCAGTAAGGTAAACGTCCTGTGCGCCGTAAGCTACGAGTTGCATTAATCCTCCACCCATTTTGTATACTATATACCAAGAAAAAAATTCTATAGATTTAATTTAATTAATTTAAAATTTATAATTATAAATTTATTGTATAATAGGACGATATGCTTATATTTATAATTAATAAAATTGAATATATAAAGGTTTGTTATGTATAATTACCATACCATACCAATCATGAACCTCTGTATCTACGCAAGCGAACTCGCGGTTATCACCGGACACAACCATTATAAAGATATTAGTGAGATTATTGTTAAAATCTGGCAGAAAAACTTTCCAGAGGACTATGAATCTATTATTAAAGAAGCAGGGGTTGTTGTAGAATCTACCGATGAATTTATTAATCGTATTTCTAAGGAGAATAATATTAACATCAAGGAAAAAATGAAAGCATGTCTCGGATCTAATGATGTAGTTGATATGAATAAAGCTAAACAGGAAATTCTAAAGAAGTTTGATACAATTCCAGAAAAGGATAAGAAACTAGTCCAGAGCTGCATTACCGAAAAAACAAACACTAATTTTGGAACAAAGCACGAAAATTCAGGAGTTGCTAAGTATACAGAAATTTATGGAGATAAAGTAAATACAGTAGATACCTTTTTCAAAAGGCATATGTTTAAAACCGAACACAACTGGTTTGTTGGTGGTAAAATTGATGGGATTAATGATGATAATGTTCTGATCGAGGTCAAAAATAGAATGAACCGATTGTTTTACAAGCTTAGGGATTATGAAAAGGTTCAGATTTATGCCTATATGTATATCCTAGAATTGGAAAATGCCAAACTGGTCGAATGTTTCAAAAAAAGCAAGGAATGTACGATTAATGTAATTGATGTAGAATTTGAACAAGATTTTTGGGAGAATGAAATCTCATTGAAAGTCGAAAAATTCATCAAACAATTTGAATCATTCCTAAAAAATAAATCAAGAAAGTTGGAACTAGTTAACATATTGTTTAGCGCCTAATCCACTGGTTATTTTAAGTATATTATAATGAACTGCATATATATTGAAATTGTAGCTATAATAAAATGAATTATCTGCTTTTTTTGGTATTTCTTTAACATCTTGTCGCAATCCTAAATCTATATTCATTTTGAAATTATCTATTCTTGAAAAATTACAAGCTCCTGATGGCTGGAAATCGGTTGGATTTAGAGAAAAAGAATAGACATGTATACCATTTTTTATTTTACGTTTGTAGTGTTGATATGGTTGTTGTAAATTAAAATAATCCGCATCTTTTTTGTCTAATCTTACCTGTCCATTAAATATTAATTGTAAATTTTCAATTATATTTTTATTAAAAAATTCCTTTTTATATTCATCAGCTGATGGCGTATATTTATTATAATGATAAAAATTTCCAAGACTTTGACTATAATATGCGTTTTCTATATTATGATATCTATAACTTGTTGGAGATACATCTTCTATAGTCCAATTAGAATAATTATTCCAGTTATTTATATATTCCATATCAGAACGCTGTGACACCACTATTAGTTCCTTTACTGGATGATGTAATATAATATTATGGTCCTTGGTTGAAGTAACTCCCTTAATAGTCGGAGGCTTAAAAACATCTTCTATAAGATATTCGTGACTATTTATAGCAAATCTATTTCTTTCATCTTTATCTAAATATATATATTCTGCTTCTAAAGCTGGTTTAATATCAAATGTTGTATTTTCTATAAATCTATTAATAGTTACTCCAGAACCATCCTGTATAACTGGTTTTACCCTTGCTACCTGTTTGCCACCATCTGCATTAACACTAGTTATATAATCTAAAATAGTATATAAATCTCTTAATGGATTAAGTTTAACTTCTACTCTTGTTTCTGTATATTGTAGTGCTATTAATGGTAAAGCTAATCCAGATGATTTTGAAAAAAAGAAATTCAAAGGAACTTTAATTTTTCTTTTCTTAATCGAAGGTATAAGAACACTCGTATTCGGAATTCTTTCGGTATGTCTATATATCACTTCTGAATTTAAGGGGGAATTCATATTATGTTGAACCGGCACATATGGAATATCTGCTGTACCTCTAATATGTGGATAATGTGTATAATGTAATTTTACCTCTGCCTCATATGATGCTTCATCTAGATAATTATTTGTAGTATTCAAATCCTGTAAATTATTTGTTATTGTATAAATTTTTCCATCCTTAAAATGTATACTATCTCCATTCATAGTACCAGAATAAAGACCAAAATTATTATCATATTGACCATAAAAATGATAATTATTATGGTTATTTTGAGAAGTCATAGCCCAATTATATAAAGAAACTACTGTTGCACTTACTTTTTGATTAAATTGGTCTTGTGATTGAGTCCCATCTATCACTGAACTAGATGGAATATCTGTTGGAATACTACTGGAATTAATTGAATTTTTTACATTGTAAATGTAGATGTTATCAGTATCTTCTTGTTTTGTCATATTACCCACTGGGTCATTCTCTAATACGAAGGCAGGTTTACTTCCACTATTAGTTATAATTGGATAATATTCACCTTTGCTTTTATTATTAATTTCATTGTGAAGTCCTGGGTTATATAGCTCAGGCACATTTCCAGTCATTTCATCATATATTTTCTTTTTAGAATCATCATAGATTAATTCAGACATTACCTGGAGATATTCACCCGTATAAGAATTAATCACCGAATCATTTAAAAACAATTTTGTATTATTAATAATATTAGTACCTATGTTTTCAACCCATCTAAATTCATAAGGAACACTATTAGCTGTGTTACTTAGTTCATTTCTAGCACCTGAAAATATTTCTGGTAATTCAAATGTAAAATATAAATTAGATAGAAGGTCACCATCTCTTTTTATATCACATTCAAGTGTAACATGGTCTGTATTACTGATTTTATTTCCTATTAATTTAATTTTTTTAGAATCCATTGAAAAATTAGAATATCTTCTATATACTATTTTATAAAAAGATATTTGTGGATTACCTATAAGATTAAAATCTTGTGCACCGGTTGCTAAAAGTTGGATATAACCCATATTAATATTAAAATATTATATATAATTATTTTTAAATTTGAATAAATAAAAATAATTATAATTAACCAATATGTTTGTTTTTAATAAACAACAAGAACTCGCATCAGAATCTATTATAAGGTTCCTTGATTCTACTGATAAGTTCTTCTTATTGGAAGGTGATCCAGGTACAGGGAAAACAACGATTATTTCTAAAATTTTTGAAAATGATATTTATAAAAAAAAGAAAATAGCATTCTGTGCTACTACAAATAAGGCTGTTACTATTTTAGAACAATATAGTTCACTAAAAGGAACAAATATTATTTATACTACGATTCAAAAACTTCTAAATATAAAGCGTAATATAGATGAAACTGGTAGGGAATTATATACTTATAATAATGGACAATCCCAATGTAATAAATATAATATCAAACATTTTCATGTTGTTCTTATTGATGAAAGTTCTATGATTTGCGAAGACATGTTAGAAGGAATTGTGCAAAATTCTAAATATTCTAAAACAAAAATTATATTTATTGGAGATAGAAACCAACTACCACCTGTTAATGAAAAAATAAGTAATGTTTTTACAATTAATTTTGGTAAAAATAAAGTGAAATTAGATATTATTGAACGGTTTAAAAATGATATTTTGAAGTATACCAATTCTATTAAAAATAACAAAAGACCTCCAAAGGAACTCTGCAAAGATAACATCAGATTTATGAAAGAATATAAAAACTGGATATCCAATTATATGAAAAATATAAACAACTCTATCATTCTTACCTATACTAATAAGAAGAAACGTTTTATTAATAATTCTGTTCGGTCTTTGCTTTTCCCTGATACCATAGAAAAATATAATGTCAATGAAAAAATCATTTTTAATAACTACTATTCTACCATTGAAAATAAATTCTATTCATCTCAACACGCTACGATCACTGAAATTAAAGAACACGACTTTAGATTTAACCCTCTACCACTTAACAAATTACTGAACCTAAAAGCTTCATTCGGCTATAATTTTAAAACCGTTAAGGAAAAGAATAAAACCTGTCCTATCTGTCTAGAAGATAATATCAATGAACAAACACAACTAAAATGTAATCATTTGTATTGTGATTCTTGTATTAAAGAATGGCTAAAAGAAAATAAATGCTGTCCGTTGTGTAGATTTGTTGTTTATGAGAATACCTTTATGGTGAAAGATAATACAAAAATTACAGAATTGATTAATGAAATAATTGGATTTGTTTCTGATATTACATTTAAAACCTGGAAAATCGGAATTATTGCTAAGAAAAAAAATGAAGATAACCAAATGGAAAACTTCCATGACTACATTTATGTTATGTCTGATGAAAGTAAAGAAGATTACGAATTGTTATGTAGTTCTATTAAACAGAAATTTACAGAAATAAAAAAACTTATTTCTCATAAAAATAAATATAACAATATTATTCTAAAAAGATTGTGGGAGTTCTTCTATAGCAACTATATTGATGTTCTGGCTGATATTGATTATGGTTATTGTATTACAGTTCATAAATCACAGGGTTCTACATATAAAAGGGTTTATGTTAATATTATGGATATTGTAAAAAATAATACTAATGATACCAAATCTTGTGTTTATACTGCTGTTACTAGAGCGTCCGATAGTTTAATTGTTCTTAAAACATAATTTAAAAATTATATAGAGTAATATATTATATATCTGTATAATGGGGAATTGTTTAAAGAAACTTGTTCCAGAAGAATATTCTTTAATCGAAAATTCAGATGAAATTATGCATAAAATAGAAACAAATGCAGAGGATATTGAAAAACTTAGAAATGAATCCCAACAAATTAATAAAACAAATATCGAGAATTTTGAACTTATCCAAAAAGATATGGACAAACTCATGCTCTTGAATAAAAATTTAAAACAAGAACTTAACTACTTTAGCCACCAGTCACCATCCAAATATGGCGGTTCTACACCAGAAGATTCGGACATTTTTGTTGATGGTCCATCTGAAACCATGTTTTCTACTTCTGAATAACTTAATGCTCTCCTTGTATATTTTAAATTAGATAGATAACCATCAAATCCACCAAAAAGATTTATCCATACATTACCAAAATTCTGTCTTGGTATAGACTCTAATCTTTTACTTTTTTTTATATTACCATTCACATAGATTGTTACTATTTTTTGTTTTACTACAAGAGATATATGTACCCATTTATTAACAGGCATATTATCTATGTCAATAATATTATCCTTTGAATCTATCGTATTCATATTAATTCTTATCGAATTTTTATCTGGGTGTATCCATACCGCTGGGGTGTAAGATACCTCTGCTTTATTATCCCCTTTATGGAACACATGCTTCATATTTTTATCCTTAAATGTAAAGTCATTTACTAATATCCAAAAACTATAGGAAAATTCAATTCCTCCATCTTCATTTTCTGATCTATAAAGTATTATATTCTCGTCATTATCTGGATTCTGTTCAATTACTAAACTCTTTTTCGCATTTTTCATATCTTTTATTAGATATGGTGAATCTTTCCTAAAAGATTTAAGATATTCTATATATTTTTTAGTAAATACTGCGAAGAAGAATGTTGCAATTCCTATTATCACAAGTGATACTATCTGTCCTATTGTTGAACTATCTGAAAACACCATAGGCATTACAAATAATGATACCATTAATGTCAAAAGACTATATATCAGATATATTATTGAATTTTTAAAATGTTTATTTAGTGTGTTATAAAACAAAGACAAAATCACTAAAGATAGTAAAAACATTAATCCTACAGCTAATCTAATAATCTTATTTACTGTCTTACTTTTTGATACACCATGTAGTTTTTTAGCACCACTTTTAAGTTTTAAAAACACATCTGATGATAAATTCTTCATTTTATTAATCGTTTGTTTTACACGTGTATTATTAGAATTATTATAACGTGGTGGTGGTGATGTTGGTACAACATATTTTTTATTTGAAGGAACACTTGTTATGGGTGTTGCTACTTTCTGTTTCTGTTGTGGTGTTACTCTCTGTTGTGGTGTTACAACCTTCTTAGGAAGTGGTATTCTCTGTTGTGGTGTTACAACC